AACCACCAGCACCACCTCCACCAGAATAATAATAACCCCCTCCACCGCCACCGCCAGCAATCACAAGATATTCTACTGGTTGGCCTGATGAAGAAACTACAAAGTTAGCAGAAGATGTAAACGTATGAACCTTGTAGTCACCGTCTGTAGTAATAGTTCCTCCTGTCGCTGTGGTAGGATTAAAAGGTGCTACATCGCCCGAACCGCTTGCTATATTTGTCCAAATGTTTGCACCAGCAGTTGCGTCAGTACAGCAAAACATCTCACCAGAACTTGTATTTAAAATAATACTGCCTACTCCACCAGAGGGATTAGTAGATATAGTAGGATCAGAGCCTTGCTTAGTAATTTCATTCATTGATGCTGGCAAAGAACCTGTCAGTTTACTTGCGGCTACAGTATCGATTGAGTCTGATTTTATTTTACTTGTTGCCATTTATTCACCTATCCTTGAAATTGATAACGAATAATTACAACACCAGAAGCACCATTGGCATTGTAAGCCCCTGTATAAGACCCACCTGAACCAGAACCAGTATTGACAGTTGGGTCAGCAACGCTGGTCAGATATGTAGCGGAAGTCGCACCACCTGTCCCTCCCGAACCTAGTGAGCCAGAACTGTCTTTCGCCCCACCTCCACCACCAGCCCGTGTAACAGCACTCCCAGTTATACTGCTTTCCGTCCCATTTCCACCATTTCCCCCTGCGGAACTACTAACTGCAATACCAGCGGAACTACTACCACCGCCTCCTCCTCCCGATGAATGAGTTACTCCGTCAGTCATTCCAGCCCCACCATCATTGCCTTGACCTGCTGTTCCACTTCCACCGGGTTTGTTTCCAGATGGGCCACCGCCACCGCCTGATCCACCATCTCGCCCCGTTTCATTTGTGGCGTTTCCATAATAAGACCCTCCACCTCCACCGCCAGTTGAGGTAATAGTGCTAAAAACGGAATCGCTACCATTCCCACCATAAATTGTAGCCGTGGTATCTTTTGCACCGCCAGCACCTACTGTAATGGAGTAAGATTGAGCAGAGACAGAAAAGCCTGTCGCAGTCCTGTACCCTCCAGCACCACCACCTCCGTGTGCGCCAGCCCCACCTCCAGCTATTACTAAATATTCGACTGTTCCAATATCCCCAAGAGTAGTGACTTCAAAAGTTCCAGAAGAATTGAAAACATGAACTTTAAAATTTCCATCGCTAGTTATGGTTCCACCCGTTGCAGTCATATAAATAAAAGGTTGATTGCCTGTGCCTTCTCCAATGTTTGTCCAAACATTCGCATCAGTAGTCGCATCAGTAAGACAATACATCTCCCCTGTAGTAGTCCGTAACCATAAACTACCTACCCCACCGCTAGGATTGGTATCACCTGCTGGCTCTGAAGTGCTTTTAGTTATTTCATCAGTAATAGGAAGATTAGTAAGATTTGCACCTGATACAGCAGGGAGAGTAGCAGGGAATCTAGCATCAGCTATTGTTCCAGTAAGTTTACTGGCAGACATCGCTGTAATCGTTGAATCGCCCACCGAACCATCCGGGGGATTAATTGTGCCTACTGCTTTTCCAAGGTAGACACAATACATTGTATCTGTGCCAGCAGTTGCGGAAGAAAGAGTCAGAGTAGTACCGCTTGCAGTATACGCATAACTAGAACCCGGTTGTTGCCTTACGTTATTAATGAATAACGCAATTTCATTTTCATTAGTAACTGAATTAGCCAGCGTATAACTAGTGGTAGCGGAGACAGTAAAATTCTGTGTCTCCAAGCTGATATATTTTTCTGCTGGCTCTGCACCTATATATGACATCTAATTCTCCTATGTGCTAATGGCATCAACAGTTGAAACAATACAGTCCATTGAAGTTGCGGTATCACTTTTCACTTTTAATGAATCACCAGATGCGACAACTACCTTTGACCCAGAAGAAATAATCTCCAACGAACTGCCAGCAGGAATACTCGCCTCTTTCAAAAGGTAATAATCAACAGATGAATTAGTAATGTAAGCATCAACATTAATAGATGAACTGGTTGTATTGGCACATCTGATACCCACAATTGCATCGTAGCTATCAGCGTTGCCACCAAACGCCTCTACTGCTGAAGTGCCTACGTTCTTTAATTTGTAGGTACGAAAATTTTGTGCCATTTATACTCTCCTTTAAAGTGCGATTGACATAGCAATTGCAAAGCCTGCAGACACGCCTGAACCTGCTGATGCATAAGATCCCGTGTCTGGTGTCAAATCTATATTTTGATCTGCCATTGTTATTGTTCTTGTGGTCCCGGTTGTAATACCAGAGCTTTCAATTGCAGTCTGCTTTGTATTGTCAGAATTGTCCTGCACTCTGAAAACATTATCTTTTACTGTTGATATAGCCCCAGCAGATACATTATCGATTTGAGTCTGTATACTAGACGTTGCTCCATTAAGATAACCAAACTCTGTATTGCTTACAGTGCCATCATGCAACTTAGCCGCATCAATATTCGATGCCAGTTTTGCTGACGTTACATTTGCATCGGCAATTTTTGCAGTAGTAATATTTGCATCAAGAATTTTTGCAGTAGTAATTTTGTCATTGCCTATCGTTAACGCCCCTGTATTAGACAAGGTTGCATCTCCTGACATTGCCACATTGTCAAAATCAGTTCCATCAGCAACCATGATGTGTGTATCAGTAGCTGCCAAAGAATCGTCAACAAAACTGACCTTGGATGGAGTAACCGCGTCATCTCCAATTTCTGCCTCAACCACGGTCCCGTCTGCAATTTTTGCTGCAGTTATACTTCCATCTGCAATTTTTGCAGTGGTAATATTTGCATCAAGAATTTTTGCAGTAGTAATTTTATCGCTACCAATTGTCAACACACCCGTGTTTGATAACGTAGCATCACCAGACACAGCAACATTGCCGAAGTCAGTACCATCGGCAACCATGATATGCGTGTCAGTCGCTGCCAAAGAATCATCAACAAAACTAGCCTTCGCTGGAGTAACTGCATCGTCAGCAAGATCCGCTGTGCTAACATTGCCGCCAGCTTCCAACGTATCAAGCCGAACATCCTGTGCATTTGATTCAGTTACTAACTGGTCAAACTCATCATCAATGCCTTGGGCAGAAATAGCTATTGGAGGAGTTGCATCCCTGTCTGCCGTAAAATCTCTTACTCTACTTAGTGTACCCATACCTGCTCCTAATCATTTGCTCGAAATCCTGCATTAACATATTTAACACCGTAAAATGCAATACTAAGATTTGCCCTATGCGCTGCCGAAAATGCAAACTTAACCGCTCTACCCATGCCAATCATGGGAATAAGAACCTTGTTTACATCTGGGAAATCCCAGTAAGAACCATCCCAGCCAGAAGTGTCCCACTCAGAAAATGTAGATTGTAAATAAAATGTTTTGTATGAAGCATCGTCAAAATCAAAAGAAACGTCCAGGTTAAACAACCCTGCTGAACCCGTTCCCTTAAATTGAAAATACTTAAACATTTTTTTGATAGAAATATTATTAAGCCAAAGCCAAGGAGTTTCCCACCTCCATGAAATACTGGTGTTGTTATTTCCATCTCCAAAAATATCTACATCAGAAGAATCCGTATACTCCCGGTATACCCTTCCATTTTTTCCAGCACTTAAAATATTATTATCTGGAGTTCTTACACTTTGATAGATAGTTACATCCCTGTCTTCCATCCAAGCTTTTATTTCGTAGTTATAAATATATCTTCTTGCAATAGAAGGGATGTTGATCCAAAATTCATTTTCAGCTTTGTGGTTAACAACATTAACTTCATCCATGTCAGACACAGCTTTAAGTAATGGATTAATTCTGTCCCTAATGTTGTCACTTAATTTTTTTGTTTTCAGCCCTTGAACAATCAGCTCACTCTTAACGCTATTCAATCCTTCCGTTTCAACTATGAAGTTATCAAGGCCAACCTCATCCATACCCCTATGACTCATCACCCCGGTATTGAATACCTGTTTGTCTATAGTTATGTCTGAAAATGTGGCTGGCACTTTATAGGTAACAATGTGGTTCTTTAAGCCAATGATCAAAGCGTTTGTCTGACCAAGCCTAGCAAGCCCAGTTATTTCATCACCCCTTGCAAGAACAGCAGCCAAGTCAATCGTGACGTAATCACTAGCAGTAGACCAATCGTCCTCATTGTCTACGGCAGATCCAGCAAAACGTGTCGATTCGTTTGCAATTCCAGACATCCACACCCTGTTGTTTAAGGCAAATATATATTTCCCTTTAGGTGGGTTATCCGCAATATCCACTACATACCATCCCGTATGCGTAGAAGGAGGAGCTGCACCATCATTCAATGAACCTGTTGCCTCTGTATAGTTAGTACCTATTGCTATAGGAGTAGTATTTTGTAATTTTAACGATCCAGAAACAGTATGATGATAGACATTCCAACCAGTTGCCCCTGCCAATGTTACTGGGCTGTTTACTATAAGAACATCGTTTGCCCCTATAACCTGGGTTTGCTCTTCACTCGCAACTGACTCACCGTTAGCAGTTACATAAGTTACCGTTATATAATAAGTCCTACTACTTTTTGCCCCAGATGTTGTTGTACTGGTTATTGGCTTAAAAGGACGAGGAGTGTACCCATATTTAAATGGAACATCAGTACCGTTAGACAATATCAATTTGTTGTTAAACATTGTCCAATTCAAACGCTTTCCTAAAGTAAGACTTGACTTGACAACCGTATCAAACGCACCAGTAGATGAAGAATAACGAAGCAACCTTGTATCAGCTTGAGCCAAAATCTCATATGAGCCAGGATAGTTTCCTTCATAAACCATCAGGGAATCTACACTTGGACCTGCCTTAAGCAAATCAAATATTAAGTCCTGAGAAGTGTCTGCTGACCAACCAGTATTAGATGTGTTTGTTTTGAATACATTGCTACCATGAGTAGCAGAAGAAGAATCTGTTCCTATTATTACATTGTTACTTGAGTCCCCCATTTTGTATTCAAGCAATATGCAAATGTCCCCAGCAGAGGCAACATAAGGTTCCTCAATCCAAAAATTGACCATTGCAAAAGATGTTGTAAGAACAGATGTGTTTACATCAATTGAAGTCTTTAAAACAGAACCCGTAGGAACTCCACTTGTACCAACTGTTCCACTACTTGCAAATATTTTAGCCTGCATAACTCCGGGGGGGCTGCCAAGTTTCTTCAAATAAAACTGCACAGACTGCAAACTTTCCCCGGAAGAAAGAGTTATGGCAATCCCAACCTGTTCATTGTTTCCATTGTATTGGGTAACAGAACCACTTTGATTGCTGGTGGCATAAGTATCAATACTGTTCCCAGCAGAATATTCCATAGCTACTTCGTTAAAGAAAGTTCTGCCTCTACGTTTAGAAACCTCCCCATTCAAGGCAACTCTACTATTCTGCAATTCAGTAGCAAAGTTAGGAGAAATATTCCCCTCGCCTACAGCAATATTAAAAAGCCCCTTATTGTTTGACTCAAATATTTTTTGTTGTAATGCCATTACCTAGCCAATGAATAGTTACGTCTGGTTAAAGGACTGAACCTAACGGCTCCGCGATTTTGTGCCTGTAATTTTTGCAACAGGGAGTTAGCTAAACCCATCTCTCTGTCACGCTTTGCATAATCCTGGTCATACTCTGCATACTTCGCTTTGACCATATGCCTTATTACAACTTCTTGGAATGGCGTGGTGTCAGAGTCAGCACTTAAATCTCCCAACAACCTCGTATACCAATAAGTAAGAACCAATCCGTTTTCACTACTTGAAGGAACAGGGTCCACCTTTATCTGGTCTACCTGTGATGAATTTTTTCCAAATGGAATCCATATTGTGGGCAAACCAGTGTTACCCCTAATAACCTGCTCTTGAAAATATTTGTTTGACCTTGCCAAATAAACAAAAGAGTCTTCAGAGTCTATGAAGAACCTATCACTAACAATCCTGTTGACATCAACATCAGACCCAAGAGCATATAAACTTGTTCCTGTTGCCAGCGTAATAGTTGCTTGTTCCTTGAGAATATCCCACTTAGCAAGTATGTTTAACTCATCTATTGATTCGTTAATGTAATCAAGGATTCTTTCTTTTGCGTCATTGACAAGACTTGAGTTTATATCTAGCCCAAGATCTCGAAGTACCGGGTTTCTTATAGTTGCTAGTGACATTTATCCCCCATGATTTCTGTTATTGCCTTGGCCCAAAGCTCACTATTTGATTTGGCATTATAGTTTTCAGCAACATAATGATATGCCTTCTTGCCAACCCTGGCTCTCATCGCAGGATCTCCAATCAATTCCTTCAACAACATTTCGCACTCGCTGTTGTTCTTGTAAAGAAATCCTGTTTCCCCATGTTCAATAACCTCAGAATAAGGAGGAATATCCCTTGCAACGCAAGGTATTTGTAAAGCTGCATATTCCACCCACTTAATTGGACTCTTACATCTGTTAAACAAATCATCCTTTAAAGGTATGATTGCTATGTCAGCATTTAATAAAGCCTGTTTATAAGGATGAACTTCTGTTGGAACCCATCCGTGGTACGAATACTGATCAGAGCGAATGTTTTTAAAGATCCCTTTAAACTCATGACCACAAATTTCCAACCTTACAGCCTTATTTTGCTTTGCAACAGATTCCAGCACGGGTTGAATTTCCAACAAGTCATCATAATGTGAACATCCACCGTGCCAAGTAACGCGAACAAAACCATCTTTTACAATCCGAACCGCATTCCAAGCAGAAAAGTCAACGCTGTTAGGAAGAACAAAAGTATTTTCATTGTACTCTCTGTATACATTTGCAAGCTCTTCTGTGGTTACAGTTACCGCGTCAACAAACCTTAGTATTTCCTTGGAGATTTCAAGCTTGTTCCTGTTTCTCTCAATATCAAACAAGTCCTTGCCGTCACTCCAAAGCTTTACTCTTCCATCCTCCGAATCGATGGTTATTTCCTTGGTCCCAAAATCCCTATAATGAGGGCTTAAAGGATTAACGCTGAAGATGTTGTCATCAAAATCAATAACAACTTTCTTCCTTGGATTGACACCCTTCAAAGACTTTACAAGATCGAAAGCCTCATCACTTACTGGGCGAGGAATAATAGCTAAGTCACAATCTCTTAATAAGGAAAAAAGATCACTCTTTATTCCCCCCTCGCTGAAGGCAACACCACCTATAGCCACATCAAAGTTCTTTTCGTCATTCAAAAAAGTCAGTGGCTGTTTAATTCTATAGAGGCCACAAGCCCCTTCATCTCTAAGTACTCCGCAAACCCTTATCATATTGAACTGCGAGTGCATCGATGTTTCTGACTCACTAGCAAATCTAACTCTCCGAAATGTTTTTGGAATACCCCATTCAAACAAATTGCGCTGCCACGATGATAAATAATGTCTTCGTTGTGGCTTCTCAATTTTTCTACAAGTTCTTTATCTTCCAACGTACTGTCTACATCTAACAGAAACACATACTTTCCTTTTATCCAATCCATGTGCTGCTCAACCAATGCATCCGCGTTGGAAACATCATCAGCTTGAATCAATACATGGTCATAATCAGTACTGGTTTGACTCATCAATGAACGCTGGCAACGGTCTATATTCTCCGCTCCCTTTTTACAAACAGTGACTATAGTTAGATAACCTGTGTCACCCTGTGTCAAAGTATTGCCTGACTTTGGATGGTAGAAACTAAGATGAACTTCTGGCTCTACCTGTTCCCTGACTATATAATTTTCACTTGTAAGCAATTTCTTCACCAAGATCATTTAAAAAAGTCGGCATCCCCGGACCATTGTAGGAGCCTGCTATGTTGTAATCGTAATATTCCAACGCTTCATCAGGAGTCATTCCATCACGCTCAACTAAAATGTTTATTATCCTTTGAACGCTATATAGGATTGTTTCATCTCTACCAAAAGCACTGACAGTACCTACGATTGCATCATCTAATCCATCAGCGGTTAGCACTCTATAATTCCTTCAATTAATTAAACTTCTTATTTCGTCTAATATTTTTATTTGGTCTTTTGTAAAATGACCAGTACCATCCCTGCGTAAATACCTGTCGCGCTCTTCTTCATAAATCAAACCTTGTGGCAGAATATCGCTGCGTATCAATCCATCCCCCCTTGTTGTCATCATGTAAGTAGGGAAGTCTTGAAAATTGGTTCCACCATGCTCTCGCTTGTCACGATTGTAAAAATATCTTTCCTCTTCCAATTGTTCTGGCGTTAGACTTGATATTAGTTTTTCCTTTAACCGAAAAAACTTTTCATTAAACGGCTTTCCTTCTAAGTCAACTGATCCCATTTGATGTAACAATTCACCAAGAATAAAATCTCTCTTACCGCGAATATCATCAAAACGGCTTTGGCGTAATTCAATACGCAACTTATTTGGATCACCTGGGGCTGGATTATTTGGTGGACCTGCCTCTCCTGGCAAATAAGTTTCCCCAAAACCCCTACCTCTAACATCACCCAATCGAATATCAATTGGAGTATCTGCAAAAGCCCTACCTAAATTTGGTCTATTCCTTAAAGACTCGAATGCTTTGTCAATCTGCATTCTATTTAGATTGGGGTTAGTTCTTAAATCAGCCATTAAAAATTTTGGTTACAAGTTCTAAACTCAGGGTGATCCTCAAAGAAACGCCTTGCTGCTTTTGCCATTGCCTGCTGATCACCGTCAATCACATCTTTATATTCTGGCTTCTGCAAAAAGATAGAAGGAATACTTCCCAACTTCCTCATGGTTCTCCCATCAGTAAATCCATTGTCCCCATAAGTTCTTTCATCTTTTGTCTGCTCCCCTACATCATCCAACTTTTGAATATGCTGGATATTGGCCTTATCTTTTTCAATCTTTAAACGTGTTGCTATGTCACCAATATAAGAATCGTCATTCATTTGATTGATTAAATAGTTAATGTAGGGGGAGGGACAAAGCCCTCGCCCCTACTAGTTATTAACTTGTGGTTAGCTCTGTGACTTTTCCTGACGCTGCTTCGTTTAACGAAACAACACACCACTCAGCTTCCACCATTCCTCTACGCGAGGAACCAACTTTAGCAATAGGCGTATGCTTGACAGGGCGCAGCATCGCTACTCCCCACATATCCTTTTGTAGCTGTGCTAACTTGTCCGTCTGCATGTAACGGTCAAGGATGATACGTTGCATTCCGAAATCTGACTCATAAACATCGACTGAAGCAATCAACTTTTTGCTGGAAGCTTCAATGTTACGAGTTTGACTTGCAGTGAATGCACTAATCTTCCGCTTCTGGAAACCATTAGCATAAGTTGTATCTGGGTTCCCACCAGCGTCAAAGATGGTCTGCAAACTATCGTTGTACATTGCTTCTGTCAGAGCTTCCGCAGAAGATCCACCAGCAGCACCCGTTTCATCATTAGTTGCAATGAAACTCAGTACACCGCGTGTTTGTCTTGCAGTACCAGCAGCAGCTCCAGCAGCAGACACACCAGAAACAATGTCAACTTCCATTGCCCTAGCCATAATCTTTAATGCTTTCGCCATCTGGTACTCATACTCACCACCCTTTACGCCTGCACGATCTACGGCATCCAAGGTGTCTGATACTTCAAAACCTTCACGGTTGATCTGACAATAATTTCCTACTCTTGTTCGAGCAGTTAATGTCGGACTCGTAAAGGTTGCGCCTTCAGCCACTCGCCCTGCATCAGCAGTTCCCAATGTATCGGTTAACCACTCATGCAAAGTCGCTTTAGCTTTCGACTTTTTAAAGCCACTCAACATGGGAGTTTCTGTAGGCGAGATGTTCACTATGACATCAAGCAAGTCTTCCCGTATTGCGGTAGCTGTATTGTATGTTTCAAATACTGCCATTTTAAATTCTCCTAACTAACTAGGGTCGCCATGTATGACCACGATCAGTCAGCAACCTGGCAAACTGACTTACATCCCCACCACGCATTCCTGCAGCAGCCTCTCTAAAACTTGGCTGTCTTTTCTGGCTGGCTTGCGGCTGTGGAGTAACATTGCCTGCCATAGGAGCTGCCTCCTGCCGTGGGGCAGGACGGTTTCCTAACAATTGTTGATATTTATTTGCGTCTACCATCAACTTACTCAATTCGGCAGCTATAACCATATCCTGTGGATGATTCTTGAAGTGAGGCCCAATGATGTTTTCCAACATTGGGTAAGCTTGATTCTTCAACGCCTTGTAATATTCACTGTTGGGATCATTAACAAAATCATAATTTTCCCTAACAAACTGATCAGACTGCGCTCTCATTGTTTTCTGCTTTTGCAGAATTTGTTGTGCATTAGACTGCGCTTGCGAAGTCTCTGATCGTTTTGTTACCAAGTCTTGACGTTTCTGAACATGCTGTGCAACTTCTGCTGCTGTAAAAGTATCCCCTTCATCCTGCAACTGTGCATCCATTGCAGCAATCTGTTTGTCCAATTCAGCAACATCTCCTTCAGGTGGTACATAAGAGCTTTGCAAATCTTGGAACTCCTTGGTCATAGACTGAAGTTGCTGTATCTGCTGCTCTCTGGCAGCGATAATAGCGTCCTTCTCAGCTATAACCTCATCCTTGCCTGCAAGCTTTTGCTGCTCCTGCTTTTTCAGTTTGGCAATACGCTTCGACATACCATCGGTCAACCCTTCTGCCTGTGGCTGTTCAGGGGCAGGTTCTTCAACTACTTCTTCTGCTTGTTCCTGAACTTGTGGGCCAACTCCCCTTTGAGCTGCGATCTGGTCAAATTCCTCTATGGAACTCATGTCAGACCAGTCGAGGTCACCAGGAGAAACGTCATCGGAAATAGGTAACGTATGTCCCATTTCGGATGCATTATTTTCAACGGCACTTAAATCTACCTCTTCTTGAGGAGCCGAATCCTCAATACTTACCGGGGTAGTTTCCTGCGTTACGACTTCTTTTGTTTCTGGCATTTTTGACTCCTAGTCTGTACCTTAAGGGGTACGAATCCTGTGTCGCCTTGATGCGACAATGTTCATCAACCCGTTCAAGTTTGCCAATCGTTTGATTGCCAGTATTTCTCCTTGAACCCTGATGAACTGTTCATAAGTTTCACACTCATCAAACCTTTCGTATCCCTTGATCAAAGCATCTTCCATCTCTTCTCTGACCTCTTGCCAGTGTGGAGTGTTAATCACGCCAGCAAGTTTTCTTAAATGCTGCTCCTTTTCTTCAGGAGACTTTGATACGCGAAGGTATTTATTAATCATCTATTTCTTTTTCTTCTTAATCCAAGCATACTTCCCTGATTTATTTTTGCCCCACCTATAACCAACGGGAGTTTCATGTGGGGGCTTGCTTGGATCTCTAGGTTTAGCCCTATGTATTTTTTCAGGCTTATAACGTGCATTACTCCTTTTTGGATCTGGCTTATCAGGTTTGTAACGTGCATTACTCCTTTTTGGATCTGGCTTATCAGGCTTATAAGATTTACGTTTTCGCTCCATGCAAAGACTCCTTTATTTCTTTTTCTTCTTACCCTTTTTAGATTTAGACTTAGGCTTAGGCGCAGGCTTTGCACTGGCTTTAGGTTTAGTAGGCTTCCAATCCTTTGCATACTTATCCCTCACCTGATCTGCCTTGCTTTTTGGTCCACCTCTAACCTTCTGGGGTTTTGTCAATGGCCCTTTTGTTTGCGGCTTCTTTGGGATCTCTACAGTCTTGTCAGCAACAGGCTTCCTACCTGAAACTCTGGCTGCTGCTCCCTTATTCCTGCTTGCTGCTGAAGCCCTTTTAGCTGCCTTCCATGCTTTATATGCCGCTGAACCCATTCTTGCTACTGCTGGTAAAACCATTTTGCTCTCCTATATTAATGGTGTTGGTGGTGGAGGCTGTTGTTGTTGCTGTTGTCCACCACCAAATAGTTGCTGAATAACTGGACCCAATTGCTGAATAATCCCCTGCAGATCCACACCGCCACCCTGTGG